ACGAGCGAGGTCGTTTGTTGCGCGCGCAAGATTGCCCTCGCGCATCGCGACCTCTGCGTAATCGACCGATGGGCCAAGGCCGAGCGCCTGCAAGCCGAGTCCGATGGTACTTGTGCCCGCTTGCGCGAGTTGTCCCGTCGCGTTCGTGACTAGTTGCTGATTGCGATTCACCAACTGCTCGAGCCGCTGGACGTTGGCTTCGAGTTCTTCGCGTGTGCCGCGACCACCAGTAATGCGCTCGGCGCGCTCGCGGTCGCCTGCGATCTGCTTGTTCTTCGCGATGATGTCGTCGAGCGATTGGACCTGATCGTCAAGCGCTTTCGTCAGGTCTTCGGTGCGCTTCTTTGCTTCTTTCTGTTGGTCGGCATATGCCTTCCACAGCCCGACGCCAGCGGTCACCGCAAGGCTCACGCCAGCCACCGCAAGGCCGAGCGGACCAAGGCCTGCCGTGCGCAGCGACTGGATGACGCCTGTGGCCGAGCCAGCCACCGTGACGAGTCCACCCAACTCTGGCGAGAGCTTGCTGACTGCCTGACCGGCAAGGCCGAGCGCGCTGCCGAACTGACCAATCTGCGGCTGCGCTTTACCCGCTGCGTCGCCAACTTTGTCAGTCTGCTTGGCCGTCTCGCCAGCAGCCTGCGACACTCCCTTGAGCGCCACCGTGGCTTGACTTGCGTCGACCGTGACTTTGATTTGGATGTCTTGCTCAGCCACGCGTCACCTCTTCTGCTGAGCCTCTGCCATTCGCCGCTCGGCCTCGCGCCGATCACGCTCCGCGCGCGCGTCCATCGCCTCGACGTGACCCTGCGCGCCTTCGATCGCCAGCATCGCATCCACGACGATGGCAGGCTGCGCGTCAAGCTGCACCGCGCCGAGCTTGCCGCGACTACGCAGCGACAGCGCCTGCGCCACGACGGGGTCAGCGTACGCGCGCCACGGGCACGACGTCGGCGCGTCGCCGAGCATCCGCGCGATGCCCGACCGCATGCGCTCCACAGACGCGCCTAGCCCGCTCAGGGAGCCGCGACGCACCGCGACCAGCCTCTCGCCGCCACAGTCGCAGTCCCACGCCCTGCGGACCTCTGAGGCGCAGGAGCGGGCCATGTCTAGACCGCGTCGGTGGTCGACGTGTCGGACGTGGTCGGAGCGTGGATGTCCGCATGGGACAGGGACTGACGCGCCAGCACGAACGCCGAGGTAGCCGGTAGCGGCGCAAAGCCCTCGACGAAAGGGCCGAGTCTGCTCCGCGCGTACGCCACCGCGCCGATCTCGAGGAGCGCCTCGTAGCTGACCAGTTCGCCGAGATAGTCGAGGCCGTCGCTGTCGAGCATCGGCCGACCGTCGTGCTGCTCGCGCGCGAAGATGGCCTCGCTTTTCCACGACAGCGGCGGGCACACCTCCGCGCGCACGAGCGCATACGACAGCGCACGCAGCCACCGCGCCTCCGCAGTCGGCAAAGAGTCGCATTGCGCGCGCTCGTAGACGCGCAGCGGGCGCAAAACAAACACGCTCGCGCGTGCGCCTGCGACGTACTTCAGCAACCCTCGATCGCGCGTGCCGTAACGCGTCTCGTCGAGGCGCTCGCCGACGTGGCCGAAGTGAGTCGCGAAGTCGCGGCCCATCGCGGCGCGGTCAATCGCAGGGTCGAACGAGACGCTGACGTGTAGTTCTTTGGTCGGGTCGGATTCGTGGTGCATACGTGCGCCTCCTCAAGCGCAGTCTGCGAGTGTTGTGCTCAGAAGATGTGGATGCGGAAAGCGCTGCGCTGATTGTCGGTCGACGGCGACGCAATCGCTTCGTCGTTGCGGCCAGCCCAGCTCACGAGGAGGCCGTAGAGGTCATTCGCAGGCGTGCGCGGCGGGACCACCGACAGCTGCACAGTCGGCGCGCTCAGCAGCACGATGCCGCCAGTGGTCATGCCAACCTGCTGAAACAGCGAGAGGTCGGTGCGGTTCGTGTCGGCGGTAATCCAGTTGGTCGCGGTGTCGTCATAGACCTGCACCTGACCCGTAATCGCGCGACCGCGTGCCCGCTTCCAGCCGATCATCCCACTGTTTGCGGGGCCTTCCGGCGACGTCACCGGCAGATTCGCAAAGCCCGGCGTCCACGTCGATGACGAGTGCGACACGACGTTGCGCGTCTGCGATGCGGTGATGGTGCCAGTGCCGAGAATCAGCTCGGACGTCATGTGCGCGATCGGCGAGAAGTTCGTGATCGTCGACGCGCTCAGCGACGCAACAGACGGCCGCGCCCACGATGCGCCAGTGAGCTGCGCCGAGAGCTTGGCGATCTGGCCCTGCGCGATGTCGATCGCAAGCGTGCCCTGCATGCCGAGGCCGACAAACTCATCGGCCGCTTCCTGCCCCTCGACGAGCATCTGGAGCGTCGCGAGCAGGCCAGCCGTGTTGTTCGTCATGCCGAACGACGTGGCCCAATACACCGCCGCGCCAGTCTGCGGCGCAGTCGAGTGCGCGACCTTCGGCACCACGGCGTTGGCAGTACACGACAGAATCTCGCGCGCTTCGATGAGGCCATTCGGCAGCACGACGGCATACGCGCCACCAGGAGAGCCGAGGCCCGTGCCGTGACCCGCAGTGACGTTGACGCTGGTCGTCGTCGAGCCAGCCGCGACAAGCGTCACCGCAGCCTGCGGCGTGCCCTGCTGCACAGAGCCCATCAGCGTGCCGACGAGACGGCCGATTGCCCAGTTGGTGGTCGGGTTCGCAAACGTCGCATTGCCGGGATTCGGCGTCGTCGTGCCCGCGAGATACGTCGTCAGCGCGAGCGTGCTCGACTTCTTGCCAAGCACCATCTTGCTGTTGGCGTACGCGTGCAGGAACTGCTGCTGCAACTCGGGCTCAAGGTGATCGGTGAGCCCGACAAAGGTGCCCGAACTCTCGACCACAGGCAGGTCGAGGAAGTTTGCGAGCGTGCCCGTCTCATCGACGGCAAACGCGGCCTCCGCAGCGATTCGCGTGCGCCCGAGCGCGGAAACTTGAACGGTCATTGTGCAGGCTCCTTAGACGATGTCTGCTGCGGTGAGCACGACGCCGGTGAATAGTTGCTCGAGCTGGTAGAGGCCACCGCCCTCGGTCTGCCCCGAGCGTGCTGCGTCATCGCGCGTGACCGTCGTGCCCTGCCACATCAGCACGCCCGACACGATGCCCGTCGCCACGCCGCCGACCGTTGTCGTGAGCTTGCCGGGCCACGCGAGCGCCTGCGCGACAAGGTCTGTGGACGACGCCGCAGCGGCCTTGACGGCGGCGTATTCGGTCGGTAGTAGCGACTGCGATTCGAGCAGGTAGCTGTACGTCAGCGTGACCTCGAGGCCGCGCATCCAGATGTTGGTCGGCTGCTGCGGCCGGTCCTCCAGCATCGGATACGCGATGGCAATCTCGACGCGCGCGGTGCTAGCAGTGCGCAGCGACAACGTGAGGTCTGCGGTGCCCTGCGCTACGTCGCACGAGAGCAGGCCCGGCGTGATGGCGCGTACGCCCGTGGCGGTGCCCTCGAGCACCTCACGCAGCGCGCGGCGAATGGCGACGTCAGCGACGGCAGTCATCAGCGCAGCCTCCCGTTGACGATGTAGCTACCGACCTGCGCAGCGATGCGGTCGAACACGAGCTTTGCAGGGCCCGCGTCGTCGGTGAGTTGACCCGACCGCGTGATCGGCAGGAACGGGCGCGCAGGGATAAAGCGCGTGCCAAACTGCTGAAATCCTGCGTACTTCGTGTTTGTGCCGAAGTTGATCGTGCGCGCGCCGTACGACGTCGCCATCGACAGGCGCAGCTTGCCAGTGTCAACGAGCGGTATGTCTGATTTCTTGCGTCGCCTCTTGATCGTCTCAGGATCAAGGTCGTCCCACTTTTCGCCAGTCGGTGAAGCGCTCGTCTGAAACGTCTTCTGAATCAGCCGCTGTATCGACTCCGCGCCAACCTTCATCGCAGGCGTCATGTCCTGCGTGCGCTTGACCATCGCAGACATCTTGCGGGCCAGCTCCTGCGGACTGCGGCCCGGTGGGTAGGTAACACCCATCAGAACAGCGAGAGGTTGCGCATCGTGAAGACGGGGTCCGACGAGGTCATCTCAGTTCCGTTGATGAGGTCCGCGCCGCCATCGCCGCCAAGCGGGTCGCGCTCAAGGCCGGGCAAGTCGAGGCGCACACCGTCAGTCGCGTAGATGCTCTTCGGATCGGGAATCGTCGCGACAATCGACTCAGGAATCTCGATGCCGCGCGCATAGAACGACGCGAGTTTGAGCCACGCGCCAAACGACATGAGACGCAGCAGCTCGAAGGCGTCGCCGCTCGACGGCTGCTGCGGCGACAGCGTGACCGACGAATAACCGCCCTTGCGACACGCGCTGAGCACGACCGCATCGGCCGACGCGATGTAGACCGCGCGTGCCCCTGCGTCGCTTGCGATGGCCGCGTACTGCGCGGGACCACGCGTGCCGCCACCCAGCATCGATTCGATGTACGCGTCGGTCAGGAGAGCCATGTCACGCCTCGCGCTGGTAAGTGCCGGGCTCGGTGCCCTCAATCGACAGCGTCACGAACGTCATGCCGCTGGGCTTGGTGACGAGCAGCCGTGCGCCGAGGTCGACGTCGATGGTCTGCACCACCGCCGTGCACGACACGCCAGCGAGCGACACGAAGCGCACGACGTCGCCGCGCGCGACAGGAGCGCGCACCGCAGGCGCAGGAGGCTGGACGGGCGCAGGCACGGGCGCAGCCTCTTCGACGGGCTGAGCAGCCTCTAGCGCGTCGGCCTTGGCCTTGCGGCGCGCGCCAGCCATCAGCCGCGCCTCTGCTGCGTGGACGCGTCGATTTTGGCGTTGAGCTTCTCGAGCGCGTTCACCACGCTCGCGAGCACCGCGTCGCTTGCACCAGGAGACGCAGCCGCCGTCGCCGCCGTCTCCGCGATGGCGCGCGCCTTCGTGCGCTCGTGCTCGATCTCGATGGTGTCGAGCTCGCGCAGCACCTCGACGCTCGTCAGCGGCAGCACGTCGCGCAGCGTGATGGTGCGGAACTGCGACTCAGCGCTGATCGGACATTCGCCCTCCGCGCGCTTGGTCTGCGCGCACCAGTCCGCGACGTACGTCGGCAAGTTCGCGACGCACGACTGGTAGTCAGCCTCGCGCGTCTCGACGAGCCTCTGAAGCGCCGGGAGGTCGCTGCGGTAAATCTGGATGGTGTGCGTGCCTGACGGGTACGCGCGGCCGTCGTTGAGCATCTGGCCCATGTGGCCGGGCCTGACGACGACGCGCACGAGCAGGCGTGCTTCGG